AGCTGAAACAGTCATGTTATTAACTATGATGCCGTTGCTTGCTCTTTGGATTGGGGCAGTTTGTGTAGTGCCATCAAAGGTTAAGCTAGACGATTGGTTTGGGGTTGTAGTGCCTTGACCGTATGGTATGTAAGTGCTTGTATAAGTTACGGCTGGGGCTTTACCGTTAAAGGTATTCCAATCGGTGCTAGTTAGGTAACCATTAACGCTAGTTGTAGCGGCCGCCATGCTAATAGCTGGAGTTGCACCACCTGACGATACAACGGGTGCTGTACCTGTAACGCTTGTAACTGTGCCTGAACCCTTGCTGTTAAAGGTGTTCCAATCGGTAGAAGTCAAATAACCGCTAACAGAAGTGGTTGCCGCTGGCATTGCAATGGTTGGCGTTGTACCGCCTGAACTGGTAACAGGGCTGGTTGCCGCTACGGATGTTACATAAGTTCCAGCAGGTTGTTTGCCGTTAAATGTAGTCCAATCAGCACTTGTAAGGTAGCCATTTACGCTACTTGTGGCGGCTGGCATAGAAATAGCAGGGGTATTGCCACCGCTTGAAACTACTGGACTTGTACCAGTTACGCTTGTGACTATTCCTACGCTAATTGACCCACCAAGACTTGTGCTTGTGCCGTTAATAGTAATGGCTGAATTGGTAAGGGCAGAGTTAGGAATTGATGTAAGACTTGCACCCGAACCACTAAATGTTGTGGCAGTTATGGTTGTGCCTGTAATGGCTTTAGGGGTTGTTGCACCAATGGTAATGTTATCCATTGTTCCTACATTGGTAGGCTTAATTTCAACTGAGCCTGTGCCTGTAGGGTTTATATGGACATGACCAGTACCAGTAGGACTAATGTCAATTTGTGCGTTTGCACCATTAATATTTGTAGCTACATTAATTGACACATTGTCACCACCACCGCCACCCATACTAATTTGGGTTGTTCCAGCAGAGTTTTTAAGGGATAAACCACCTGAGTTGGTAGCTTGAACGATTGGTGTAGTTACGCTAGTAGAAGCTGTGGCTGTAGTAAATGCACCTGTTGTTGCGGTGGTAGCACCAATGGTAGTACCATTAATTGTGCCGCCTGTAACCGCTACAGCATTTGCATTTTGCGTTGACATCGTGCCAAAGCCACTAATATCTGTATTAGTTAAAACGACTGTGCCTGTATAGCCATTGACGCTAGTTACCGCATCGGTATTGTCTACCTTTTGCCAAACCGTGCCATTAAAAATAGCCCAATCGCCCACATTCCACGCAGTAATGCCATCAAGATTAGTGCTACCAGCAACGCTAACAACATAGTAATAGCCTTTAGTACCAACGCCATTTGAGAGCGTAGGCGTGTTAGTGCTTGCATTCCATGTTCCTTGATAGCTAACCCCACCTTGAATACTGGCAGGGATTTGTGATAGCGGTACTGTTCCACCAGCATCTAGCGTAGCTACACCAAGTGCGGCCGCTTTTTGCGTAGTAGGAATGTACCCTGTTACGGTAACGCCTGACATTGTTCCACCAGTAATAGCTACGGCATTGGCGTTTTGCTCTGCCATTGTGCCAAGACCAGTTAAGGTATGGTCACTATTCCAATCTGATGGTTGAACTAGGGTTGCATCCCCAGCATCAGCTATTAATGAAGTCTTACTATGCTTGACCGTTATAGCCATTATTGAACCCCAGCAATTTTACCGTCAGGGCCACGAATCACAGTTTTTGGTTGATTTAGCTTGTCTAGCAACATCGATAGCATTTGGGCTAACTGTTGGTTGCTTGAGTACATATTCTCAATTGCTGGTTGCAATGGGTGGTTTTTCATGTCGGAATATCCTAATTGGTCTTGCAAAATATTAGCCATTTGAACGTTGTCAGCATAGGCGGCTTCACCATTATCTAAGCCTGAAGATATACGGGTTGTTTCAATCTTTGCCGCATTGTTCAGGTAAGCCAACAGCAGTTCCTTGTTATTGGTGGTGTCCAGTTTGGTCTGCTCAAGATCCATTTCCATTTGCATTTGCTCACGGTTACGCTGATCTTCCAATTGGAACTTAAGCTGATTCTCTTGGGCTTGGTACTCTTGTTTAGCCTTCTCAAGCTCAATTTGACCCTGAATTTTAGCTTGCTCGATCTGCTGTTGCATTTGCATCTTCTGCTGTTCCATCTGCATTTGCATCGTCAGTTTCTGCTGTTCAGGGCTAGGCGGTTTAGGTTGACCCTCTGCCGCTTTAGCTTGCTGACGGAACTTGTCTGCGGTTTCGTCAATCAAACCTTCCATACCTTTGCCAGCTTTAAACGCTGTCACACCGAACTTAAGCATCTCCATCAGCAATGGGGTTAGTTCAGGTGCATTTGTAGCTACTGGTAATGCGGTTTGCATAAAGCTACTTACTGCGGTTAAGAACTCAACACGGTCTTGTTTCTCTTGCTGTTCATCCTGATAAATCATGGAATCACTAGTGACTTCAATGCGGAAGTTCTTGGCTGGTTCGTTCTTTAGAAGTGCAAGGGCTTGCGGTATAAGTTGTTGATCTTGCTCGGATAATTGCATTGCACCGCTGATCTTGACGATGGTGTCATCGGTAAAGTGCTGGCAAATAATCTGTGCTTTGATCTGCAACAAAGCGGTGGCAAAGTTCACCACATCGTGTTGCATAGTCTTTAAACGCCCTGAAGCGTTGTTTGACTTAATGATTTGAGCACCAAGCGTTTCATTAGGGTCTGTTTGACCACGCTGGATGTCAGCAATGCCCATGATCTCGTAGATTTGACCCTTGACCTGATCCATAGCTTGATAAGCCATCTGCAAGCCTTCAGCAATTGGTCTTATGTCTACAAGGTTAATAGCCCCAACAAGCCCACCTTTTTCGCTGAATGCACCGTAGTTTTTAACAGGCAACAGGGAGTTGTTCTCGCCCTCTGTAAACAAACGCTGTAGGCTTGGCTCTGCCGCATCGTAAACACCCCGAACTTTCAGGGCTTGAATGAATCCATCAATACGGTCAGCTAGGGTATCTAGCTGTCTTGCTTGGTCTTGGTACAGAACATAATCAGGAACAGGGATCAAACTGTCTGTTGTCAGGGTAGAGAACATTGGCTTTGGACATGGCCAAAAGTTCTCAAGTTGTAGCGGATCGGCACGGGTGTCAAGAATCCTACCCATCGATTTGTTTAGCCAAATCACTTCACCCGTAGTTTTGTCCCAAATCTCATAAACAACGGCTTCTGATGCACCCTCGCCCATCTTTTCATTAAATGTCTTAGATGTTTCAGGCTTGGTATCAAGGGGAATCTTACCACCTAGTTCTTCGCCAAAGCGTTCAACAAGGGCAGGTCTACCCATATAAACCTTACGCCATACTGCTGTCACTTCTTCCCATGTACGGGCAACGGTCAAGCCAAAGTCACGCCAATGAACGTAATCCACTGGGGCACATTCGTATTCAATGCGTTCTTGGTTCTCACGGTAAATGCCGCCTTCGGTTTCAGCTTCATCAATATCTTCTGTGACCTGTAAACCATCTTCAGGCATATCTTCAGCTTCACCGCCCAATTCACCAACAATATGTGGCTCGTAACGAACCCATGCTGTTCCACGGCCGCCCAATAAACGGTCTTGAACGGTCTGTTTCATGGCACTTGCATAGTCACCATAATGCTCAATTTCGTACTCTAAAGCACGTTCAAGCATGGTTGATGCCACTCGCCCAATTGGGTCGTTGTCACGGAATCTGCGTGAAACATCGGGTCTAGGTAGACGGGCAAAGATTGCTGGGGTAATGGTCTGAACGTTAGACCAAAGAATATTAAACTTAGCGTTTGGGTTGTTTCTGCTACGGGAATCATCACGATACCGTTTTACGATCTTGTCGGCACGACCTTCCCATTCCTTATAAGTACGCTCGTACTGGGCAATGCAGTTGTACCAATCTTGGTATGTGTGTTCCATCTTTATATCCTGCGGTTAACTATTTTTGGGGTTTCTTTCCACATTTCATTCAGGGTTACATCCGTTTGCCCGACATGAAGTCCTTTAATTCTTGAATCTTTAAGGATAGGGCTGTCCTCATCCTTCCAAACAATGCTGAGATAGCGAAACGCATCTGATCCATGCGATGTCCAATCATGCTTTGGGCGGTCTCTAAATACTTTCTTATCTTCATCGTATTCCCTTTGATATTGCCGCAAACATTCGATGCCTTCTTCACATCTATTATCAAACCAAGCTCGAGTTAATGCAAGCCTAGCAGATTGTATTCCGTCTTGTAATGACAGGTTTGGAACGATTTTAAGATGTTTTATGTCAATTTTTGCAGATATTTGTTCGATTATGCTCTTGCCGCCACTTGCCAGTGTTTTTGCTCTTGCATCGTGAGGTAAGTAATGAATGCCATATTTGTACCCAAACTCCTCCTCCTTTTGAGAAAGCAATCCTGTGTAATACGGTATCGCTTTGCCATCAGACTGATGGTAATCCAGCACCCTGATTTCACCGTAAACAACCTGAAACCACCAAATTGCTGTTGAATCGTTGTACCCCAAATCCCAAGCTGTGTGACAGGGAAACATAGAATCGTAGTCCACTGTGGTAATGCGTTCCAAGTCGGTAAGCTGACGCATCTCGTTTCCAAAGTACGCCCCAAGTATTGCCGCCTCAAATGAACACAAGAATTCTTGCTCATATTGATCGGGGGTCATTGACTGACGTGCATCTTCCAGCTCGGCTTCAGGCAACAGGTTTGTTTGGTCTGCCCTTAGTGTTTTCACAAACCAATTGGGGCTTTTTTGGGCTTCTGTATAAACATCGTAAAAAGCGTTGTGTCCCTTTGGCGTCCCAATAAATACGGCCCACCCCATTCTGTCTGCTAATAACGGCCTCAAAACAGCACCCCAAACAGAGGGCTTCATGTCGGCATATTCGTCAAGAATTACGCCATCTAGGTATAAACCCCTAAGATTGTCAGGATTATCAGCACCAAACAGTCTGATCTTTGCCCCGTTGATTAACTCCACCCACAATTCTGACTGATTTGAGCGTTTTAGCAGGGGTGCGGAGTATCTAAGCAGGTAATCCCAAGCAATGGTCTTAGCTTGGCTGTGGTACGGGGCTATGTAGGCGTACCGTGCGTCTTTCTTGCCCTCAAGCGATGCACGTACCACCAAATCGTTTATGCAAGCACAGGTCTTTCCTGCACGCCTATGAGCCACTATTATTGCCCAGCGTTCCTTACGGGTGTGGAAGTCCTCAAAAACGCTCCGTGGGCGGTATTTTAGCTTTACAAGCCTACTCATCTGCCCAAGCTAACCTGATTTCACCACCGTCTTGACCAGTTACCTCGTTTACTTGGGTTTCTTTCCAGCGTGCCCGTGTTTTTAGCCAAAAGATAGCGGCCGCAGTGTTGCCTTTCTTGGCTTGTTGAAACAAAGTGCCTGCAATTGCGGCATTGGCGTCAATCCTGCCGTCATCAAGCTCCTCTTTGTAGTGCTTTTTGAGGGTGTCATCGTTGATTTTGAGTTTAAGGGCAATATCCTCGTAGGTAACGCCCAGTGCTGAAAGCCTTTTAACAAGGTCTTTGCTGTCTTGGGTTGGAACGTGTGCTTTTCCTTGAGCCATTTTATAACTCCGAAAGAACGGCTTTTTCGCCAGTGAAGTCTTCCCAACGCTTAACGATCACATCACAATATTTGGGGTCTAACTCCATTATTCGGGCATATCTACCGTGTTTTTCAGCCGCAATCAGGGTTGTGCCTGAACCGCCAAAGCTGTCAAGAACGATGTCTCCACCCTTTGTGTTGTTAAGCATTTGGTATTCAAACAGCTCCACAGGTTTCATGGTTGGGTGTTCACCGTTCCTTGTAGGCTTGTTGAACTCCAAAATGGTGGTTTGTTTGCGGTCTGCTGACCAAAGGTGACTTGCACCCTCTTTCCATCCATAAAGGCATGGCTCGTGAATCCAATGGTAGTCTTGCCTGCCCATTACAAGGCTAGACTTCTTCCAAATAAGACATTGGCGTACCTTCCAGCCAGTATCGTGGCAAGCACCCCTGAAGTTGTACCCTTCTGAATCTGCGTGCCAAATGTAAAAGACTGCTCCTGCTTTCATGACGGTGTCTGCCGCAACAAAGGCATCCCGTAAGAATTGACGAAACTCGCTGTCCTCCATCGAATCGTTCTGAATGGTCAGCTTTTCTTTTGTGCCGCCTTCGTAAGCAACGTTGTAAGGAGGGTCGGTTAGGCACATATCCACAGGTTGGCCGTTAACCAGCTTCTCCATGTCCGTGATGCTGGTGCTGTCCCCACACATTAAGCGGTGTTTACCAAGAATGTAAACGTCCCCTAACTTAGTTGTTGCTTCCTTTGGCGTTTCAGGAACAGCGTCCTCATCTGTCAAGCCTTGCACTACTTCAGGCTCTAACAGGGCATTTAGCTCTTTATCGTCAAATCCCAGCAATTCAAGATCAAAGCCTTCTTCTTGGAGTTCTTTCATCTCAATGGTTAGCATTGCCGTATCCCACCCAGCATTTAGTGCCAGTTTGTTGTCAGCAATGATGTAAGCCTTCTTTTGGCTTTCAGTCATATCCGAGCAATCAATGGTGGGTACTTTGTCCAGCCCCAGCTTTTGGGCGGCAAGCAAGCGACCGTGCCCAGCAATCAAGGTGAGGTTGTCAACCAATATTGGGTTTCTAAAGCCAAACTCTTTAATGCTGGCGGCTATTTGCCCCACCTGTTCAGGGCTGTGCGTTCTGCTGTTTTTGGCGTAAGGGATTAGCTTATCTACAGCGACTTCTTTAATTTGCATATTTAACCAAGTAGTTAGTTAATGATGCTTAATTCTACACTTATTTGACTTCTTTATCCAAGTCTTTAAGTTTATTGGCAATAGCGGCTCTACGCTCTAATCGTTCACGCTGGTTCTTCTCTAGCGTGGTTTCAGTATGAGGGCGTAGCATTGCATCTTCTTTTTTGTACTTACGGCTCATAGGGGTGATTGGGGTCATCTTAACCATTACATATCCTTCATAGCATCAGAGATCATTTCTCTGCGTGGTTTGGCAGTCTTAGCCGATTCTTTAAAGTCTTTAGCAGATGGGCGGTCTTTATCGCCTTTTTTAGCCATCTTTTCACCTGATCCAGCGGCTATCCTAGCCCTTTTTTTGTGAATATTGGCGTACAAACCGTCACTCATTACGCTCACCCAAGAAACGACCATAAGCTTCTTCTAGCTTGGCTTTGCGGTCACCTTTGGCATTATCACGCTCAACATTGAGGGCAATGGCTACGGCTTGTTTTTTGCCTTTGCCAGCTTTCATTTCGGCTTTAATGTTCTTACCAACCGATGCTTCTGTACCTGATTTGTCTAATGGCATGATTAACTCTTAAATTTAAGTAAATAAATGGTTGTATCGATCTCTTGGGCGATATTGTCAATCAATTGCACAATTTCAGAATCGGTTGGCAAGTCTGCCCGTGCTTCTTTTACAAACCGTTGAAGTGATTGTAGGTATGCCAGCGGTTCTTTTGGCTGGTGGTAGGTAGCAGGAAAATCGGTTATTTGACCGTAACACCCAAAGTAAGCCTCGGCTAGTTCGTCAGTAAGCTCAATAATTCGCTCATAGAAACCACCTAAAGCCTTGTGTTTTGCGTAGGATTTAGTAGCCCAATGAAAAAAATGGGCATTTGTGCCTGAATGAAGCATAGTAGCAAGAAACAACGCCATTGACTTTTCCATACGAATCCTTATGTTATGGGTGCATTTTCTTCTATTTTATCAAGAATATCAATGATTACAAGCACACCGCCACCTTTTTTAATTTCACCACGCTCAATCATCAAAACATCAATTTGCTCGTCATCGTCAAATACACCAGCATCACCGAGTGCGTCCCACAATGCTTTTATACGATTATCAATATCTTGCTTCCTGCGGTCTCTTGGAAATATGACCACTTTCATTTCAAGCCTAGCTTTACCTAGCTTTGGAACACGATACTCAACCACATAGTCTGATACCTGTGCCTTGAACTCACGACCAGCCTTACTGATGCCCATGCGTCCACGAAATATGGTGCGGTAACTGTTTACGCTTGGCGGCAGGGGTAAGTTAAGAACCAGCATTTATATCTTGTTCAGCTATTTGGCAAAAGATACTGCATTCTATATTAGGTTCTTGGGGGTAATTGCCGTCTGTGGGTTTAAGTTCGTCAAGGTAACGGTCTTTAAATATGGTTTGGCTTTTAAATCTTTCCAGCTTTGCCATGCGATCAAAATGATCAGGAAAGTCTACTTTTATCTTATTCCAATAACCCATACCCCCTTTGACGCAACCAATACAGTTATTGTTGTGATAACCCAGTTTATACATGGCAGGAAGCTCAATATTGGCATTTTTAAGCATAGCCAAGCAATCTTCCTTACCTAAACCCTTATCAATAAGCGGTGTCCAAATATTTACATCGTTATTGGCGTCAATAAAGCGATCAAGGCGTGCTTGTTCTTCTGCGGTGTACCCAAATACTTGACGGTCGCTTGGCTTTTCAAAACGCTCTCGTATCTGCTTTTTCAGCGATCTTGTGCAAGGTGCACCTTTTGGCGTTCTTATGTAATTTTTTTCAAAAACCCGATAAATTGATCTGTTGTAAAAGTCGTTACCTAAAATAAGGATTTTTTGACCAAACCACTCTTCGCATTCAGCTAAAAAGCGTTTGTTATCAGGGTGTTCTTCAATTACCTCCGTGTAAGCAATAATGACTTCTTTGCCTTTGCTTTCAGCCAATGCTAGTTTGGTTGCTACCGCACTTGCCGCACCGCAACTAAACCAGCAAACAATTCTACTCATTTAATAAAGCCTCGGTCTGTACCAAGAGTTGCTCTTCCGTAATGGAATATTCTCGTTCAAAAGCTTTCCTGCCCATTCCGTGAATACTGGTATTTGATCCTCGATGGTGGTACGGACAAAGGGGGATAACAGGGGCATTACTTCGTTTAGAAGTTCGTCTAATGTGATGTAGTTCTGCTGGCGTTCCCTCGTTGCCTTGATGCCGACATAATGAGCATCCCAGTTCAGCAGTTTTACGATACTTTTCTTTCTCACTTTTAGTGGCCATTGGCGTGGTCGCAAGACAGTTGTTCTAGCTTTTCCGCACTTTCAGCAATGTCTACGCTCAGTTGTAGCAAGATAACAGGATCACCCTTAGATAACGCTTCATCGTACATACGGATTAATGTTTTAAGAATTAAAAATTCTTCTGTAAGGGTCATCATCGGGTCATTTTCTCCAAATTACGGTTACTTGCTTGTTCTGTACGCCACGCATCAAACCGCATTGTAGCCGCAGTAATTTTCCATTTAAGTGCTTCTGCTTGTTCCGTAGCAGTTCCTATTGCACCGCACAAATCTTGATATTCTTGACTTGCGTACGCTTCACGCTCTTGACCGCCAAGACTTTGCTCATTTGATTTTTTCATCATTATGGCTTTAAGACTTGATTTGTACGCTTCAAGCTGGGCCAGTTGACCTTTAGCTTTAGCGTATTCAGGTGCGTTGGTAAAAATGTAATTGATTGCTTCGTGTGGATCGTATTCACTCATTTTCTAAGTAGTTCCTTTATGCGTTTTTTTACCGCTTCTTCTGTATCTTTATTGCGTTCAATCAATTCCTTGACCATGTCCCAATTTCTGTATCGTTGGGCTATGGCTATGTAACTTTGGGCCAAATAATTAATTCTGTCTTTAAAGTTGTTCATCTAACTGCTTGATCCGTTGACTGATCCGTGCTCGCCATTGTTGCCAGCCCTCACCAGCATAAGCAGGGCATCCAACTTCTTGGGCTTTGGCTTTGGTAAGTTCTTCGCTGGAGTACCACGGCATTTCAGGTTTCTTGATCTTTTTAACTTCCATGTCAAGTTCATCTTCCCAGCGGCCTTGATTGAGCCAAGTAGCTGGATGCGGAATGTAGTCCTTTTCCGTCTGCTTTAGCTTCCAATATTCCAAGTGGTTAGGCAGGGCTTCTAAGGCTTCCGTTTGTTCTTGGCTAGTAAGCCTGTCCCATGACTTTTCAGCCGCCCTACGCCCCTGTTTTCGAGGATAAATGGCATAAAAATCATTAAAGTTCATCTTTTAATTTCCATTAATTCATTGCAGGCGGCAATCAGTTGTGTGCGTAAAGCGTTAATTTCGTCATGTTGCATTCGCAAAAGGTATGCGGCTTGCACCAAAGTAACAGCATCGTGAGGACTGTTTAATGAAACATGGTCAATTTCAAACTCAAGTTGATCAGCAATAATCAAAGGGTCAGCACCCATTTTTCTGTCTTCAGTAGTAAAAGTAGTCATTTTTTTATCCAATATAAAAGTATTGCCGCAACCACCATAGCCATGCCAAAGACAATAAATACGCCAATGGCAAAAACGGTCATGATGGTTGCAATCATTAATATTCCAGCCCAGCCTCATCCATCAAGCTAGTTTGTATATGTATTGCGTTGGTAAAAATGCCATTTAAAGCGTTTTTAGCGGTGTATTTGCTGAAATGCTCGTGGTCAATATAGTTGCGGTAAACGCATAACAAAGCAAATAGTTCATCAAAATTATTGTATGCACTGGTAATAGCCCACTCCATATTGTTTATTTTGCGTTCAGCTAATTGCAACTTGGTTAAAGGCTTGGTTTTTTTAACTGGGGTTTTTTTAGTTGCCATTTCTATCTCACTTTTTAAAAGTAGCCCCCGTGGGGGCTGGTTAATTAATCTGCTCTTGAGTTGTACCAAGCATCGATGCCGTGTTCTTTAAGAACCCCTGCAAATGCACTAGCCCCAACCTCTAGGATATTCATGCATTGAGTCATGTTATTGGTGCATCTCCAAATCTGCCAGCCTTTTTGCCAATGCTTGCTTCCAACACCGTTCTTTTTGCACCAGTTTACAAATGGGCTTCTACCGTTTGGTATCTCAACCCATGCAAACCCGCAAAAATTATCTTCACCAACATTTTCTAAGTAGGCGGCCTCGGCTTGTTGACCTGCGGCAAGGGCTTGGTTGTAAATTGCTTGGAAGTCTTGAGTTTGCTTTTTCATTTGTTGCTTTCCTTTTCTATCTCACTCGTTATTGAGTGATACCAGTATATTAAGGTGGCTTAACAATATCAAGTCTTTTTTAAAGTATTTTGTTAGGATATACCCTAATATGTTGCTTTTTGTCCACAGGTTCCCCAATGGTGATAAGCACCCCATCCATTTAGCAGTTGAGCCAAACTAATGCTCCCTAAGGTAGTGTTCATTCGATGGTCAGGTTGTCTATCACCGTTGTCCTGTCCGTCTTGTGTAGTCCCCACTCAAGGCTACGGGGCTTGCTGTTAGGTGTAAACCAGCCCATGTTTCTTTCCACGCCACCCATTTAGGTGCTTGATGTCGTTTGGAGTACGAAGCGGAAATAAAAAAAGCCCTTCAAAGGTAATCTCTAAGGTGGATTCACTTTAGAAAAGACCAGCCAGCCTTTCCAAAATGCTCAGAAACTACCCTTCAAGGGCTTTAGGCTGATTACTTAACTGCCGCAGAATCCACTCCGCTTGCAGAAAGTATAACCTAACTTTTTAATTCAGGCCAAATTAACTCGTAAGTGTCGGGAAATAGCGACTTACGGCTAATTAACCCGTGGCTTTCCTTTTCAAGGGTTGCCGCCAAGATAATCATCTTATCGTGGGGAATGTCCCCGTTTTGCCACATAGAAACGGCAGGTACGCTAATACCTAGCATTTTGGAGACCTTTGTTGGCCCACCTAAAAGTCGAATGATGGCTGTTGCGTTCATTCAGGTA